GCCATGCGCTACCCCCTCGTCACTCGGATACGGCCGGTCATCGTGCCGGCGCTGCAGGTGAACCGCAGCGACGTCAGGGCTGCCGCCGTGACGACCCGCGACGCGATGTTCTGCAGCTCGATGAGCTGGTTGGCGGACGCGGGGATGCTCGCGACGGCCGTCTGCGCGATGCATGTCCGTAGCGCGGTGCTGTGGCTGAGCGAGCCGAACGTCGCGCGGCCCGTCATCTGCTGCCCGCCTGCGAGCGCGATCTTCGGGATGAGCGCCAGACGTGCGCCGTTGGCGTCGGCGACACCGATGCCGTTGGCGGCTACTGCTGCGGAGGCGACGGTCGTCTGGTCTGAGCCGTCGCTGACGTAGTAGTAGATCGCCGTGCCGAGCGCGTTGGGGAACATGCGCAGCTCGCACAGTGCCGTGGTCTCCAGGTCGAACTCGATGATGGCGAGCGCGTCAGTTGACTGGATGGCGATGTCGACCGTGGCGGCGGCGGTGACGGTGGCGGTGACGCTCCGGTTGTCGGGAAACGCGAGGGCGATCGCGTCGAACTTCTGCTGGATGTTCCAGTCGTCGACAGGGTTACCGGGCAACTGGAGCGTCATCAGATGGTCACGCTCACGGGGCGCACGGCGTCGGCGACGTTCGCCTGCACGCGGTTGACGGCCCAGGCGCCGGAGGCGGCGCTGAGCTGGATGCTGAACGCGCGCCCGCGCCACGCGTTGTGCATCCGGTCGTCGTTGAGCGCGGGCGCCGTGCCGAGCGTCAGCGCCTTCGTGATGCCGGTCGAGCTCCAGTCGGCCGTGACACCGAGCGTCGGTGCGCCGCTGCCCTCGACGATCACCTCGCGGATGCGTTTCTCGGCGGGGTTGCCGTAGGTCTCAAAGGGCAGGCGGTAGCGGGAGACGATTGCCGTGCCGTTGTCCGTCGTGAGTGTCGGGCGGACAAGCGTGATCGTGCTGCTACCGGCCGAGTTTCCACCGATCGCCAGATACGTCGGGGAGTTCGTCGCGCTGGTCGTCGAACACGACCCGAGCGCCCCCGCCTTGATGTTCCACCAGGACCAGGAGTTCAGTGCCCGGTCCCACACGAAGATGCCGTCCGAGGTCGAGTAGTACAGCTTGCCGTTCAGCCACATCAGCCGTTGAAGGCCGGCATTGAAAGACGACCGGATAGCGCCAGTCCAATACGTAGGAGGCGTGAAGTCAAAGAACGGCTGCAGCGCAGCCGACATCAGGACGGGGGGGCCTCCCGTCGTGCGGTAGATCCCGCCCGGTCCGACGAAGTAGATCCCATCGTCCCCGACGCATGTCGACTGGGGGCGGGAGACCACAAAGGCCTCGGAGACCCCGATGCCGGTGTCAACGGTCCGGTAGTTGAAGATCGGGTTGCCGGTGCTGTCGGTGCTGGTCCCGTAGAAGACGAAGAACCGCGACTGCTTGAAGACGAAGAGCTGGTTGTTGAAGACGTACATCGCCTGAACCGTCTCCCCGTCACCGGGAGTGAGATCCACGTAGTTGTTGGCGCCGAACGCCAGCGCCACTCCCGGATTGCTGAAATAGACGCGCGAACTGACGCTGATGACCAGGCGGTTGTCTCCGGGGTTGAGACCGAGGACCGCCGCTCCCCCGACGGACGGTATTGAGGCCGTGACGTCCGTCCAGGCGGTGCCAGACCATTCGTATATACGGTTCGAAGATGCCGACGCGACGTAGTAGCGGCTGCCGGTCGGAGTGCCGTACGCGACCCCCGATGCGCCGTTTGAGTCGAGCGCCCCCGCTATCGAAGCGATCAGGCCTGTCCCTGGGCGAATCGCGACGAAGTTGGCGGTACCCAGGTCAAGCCCGCCAATGATGCACCGGTTGCCGGCGCCGTCGATGAACAGCGGGGACAGGTAGTAGAAGTTGTTCGGTGTCGTCGCCGGGGTGTAGAACAGCGACGAGCCGTCACGGGTACGAATGCGCCCAGTCTCGATCGTGACGTTCGCCAGGTCGATCGCGCCTCGCGAGTCGCCCGGGTCCTGCCTGAGGTCCAGGCCCGGGAACTGCTCGATGACGACCGGCCGCAACACCGTCAGTCGTCCTCGGAGGCGTAGGAGCGCGCCTGGTAGGCGGGCGTGGACAGCAGCGACTCGCGCATCGCCTGCAGCACCCGGTCGTACTCCGCCATGCACGCCTGCGCGCCGTTGAGGTCGCCCGCCGAGCGCAGCGCCGTAGCCGTCGCGCGCTCCACGATCACCTGTCGGAAGCGGTCGGGCATCAGCGGGGCGTCCGTCCCGGCCGCCATGTCCGGGCCGAACTTGAAGTACTTCACCGTCAGCGTGAGCGTCGAGACCGGGTAGACGGCGATCGTCGTCGGCGCCGAGCGGTACCAGTACAGCGCCGTCCCCGTCGTCGCGAGGTCCGCATAGGACGTGACGAGCGTGTCGCGGTCGACCTGGGTGAGCACGTAGTCGGCGGTGGTGTCGGCGATCGACTCGACGCGGTCGAGGTCGGCGATCGTCAGCGGCGCAGCCCCCGTCGTGGACGTGAGCAGGTACTCCCAGCGGCCGTCCTGATCGACCTCGTGCATCGCGTCGTTCAGCCAGCGGCGCACCCGCACCGCGAACCGGCCGTCGTCGCGGCCCGCGCGCTCGAGCACCTCGATCTGCATGTCAGCGAACGTGCGGGGCATCTACTTCTTCGCCTCGGCGGGCTGACGGACGAGGTAGTCGGGGACGAGCTCGGCGCGCATGATGTCCAGGATGCGCGCGGCCTCCTGCAGGCAGTCGTTCGCGGCAGCCGGGTCGTTTGAGTCGCGGAACGCCTTCGCGACCGCCTTCTCGACGATGACCTGCCGGAATCGGTCGGGCATCAGCGGCACATCGGCGCCCGCGGAGAGGTCGGGCCCGAACTTCCAGTAGCGCACGCTCATCGACAGCGACGTGTTCAACGGGAAGTCCGTCACGATCGTTGGCGCCGACCGAAACCAGAACGTCGGCGTGGATGCCGTGTTCGTCGTCAACGTGCCGTACACCGCTTCCAGCAGCGCGCGGTCCTGGCCGACGAGCGTCGCGCCGCCGACGGTCAGCGACACGTCCTCGACGAGCCGCAGATCGGCGATCGTGAGCGGGGCGACACCGGAGGACGTGGCGTACGTGTAGTCCCACTTCTCCATCGAGTCGACCTCATGGAGCGCCTCATTCAGCCAGCGCTTGACACGCGTCAGGCCGACCCCGCCGTCCGAGAGATAGTCGAAGCCGCGAGCGAAGACTTCCGTTTGGAGGGCGGTGAAGTCGAGGGCCACGAGCTACTCCGACGTGCGTCCGCGCCGGCCGGTCGGCGTCGCGTTCTGGCTCCAGGCCACGTCGGTCATCGACACCTGCGTGCGCCACGCCGCGTTGGTCAGGTCGCGCAGCAGCTCCTTGTGCTCCTCCTCCTCGCGGCGCTTGGCCGCCTGCTTGGCGTCCAGCGCGCGCTTGAGGTAGCGCTTGCGGTCACGCTCCGCCGCCGGGTTCCACATGTCCGACGCGCGCAGCATGTCGAAGATCCAGGAGCCCGGCTCGCGCGGCTTGCCGTGCTTGTCGATGAGCGCCTCCACGGACCCCGGTGCCCCCGGGTTGTGGCGCACGATGTGGTAGGCGCCGGTCACGAACCCCGGCGGCGTGTGGTCGTGCGGCCAGAAGCACATCTCCAGATGCGAGTCGATCTTGCGCAGCTCGCGGGTGAACTCGTCGCAGACGTCGCCGCGGAAGGCCTGCTCGATCTCCTGCGCGCGCTCGGCGCGCAGGTCACGAACGACGCGGTCGGGGAGATGCAGGCCCATCTCAGACGCCGGTGAAGACGGCCCGGACGGTGAACAGCGACAGGTCCACGGCGGCGGCGACCTCCTCCAGGAACGCCTTGCCGGCCGACGCGCCGTCGTAGCGGAACGCCTGCAGCTTGGAGTTGGTGTAGTCGTAGCGGACGGGGATCAGCGACGTGCCCGCCGCGTTCTTCGCACCGCCGTCGGTCGCGACCGAGACGACGTTGCGCAGCCCGACGTCGGTCGCGGCGAGCGACTCGCCGCCCGTGGCGTAGGAGGAGTCGAACGTGATGTCGCGGGTGCGGACCTTCTTGTTGCCGATGACGTAGTCGCCGTTGGTGACCTTCGCGATCGTGAGTGCCATGTGCGTCCTTTCTCGACGACCGCATTGGCGGCCGTGCCTTGTACATGGGGTGAGGGGTCCTGCGGTAAGATGAGAGAACGAAAACGGCCCCGCGACGTGTCAGCGCCCGGGGCCACGGCCGAACCCAATGAGGGGGTCCGACATGACCGAGCGTACCTGCACGAAGTGCGGCGTAGCGAAGCCGCTGGGCGAGTACTACGTCTGCAACGGCAAGCCCATCGCCGCCTGCAAGGACTGCACGAAAGCGGCGCGGCGCGCCTACGTCGCCGAGAATCGGGAGAAGGTCAAGGCCGACCTACGCGCGTGGCACCATGCCAACCGCGAACGCCAGAACGAGCGCAGCCGCGAATACCGCCGCGAGCATCTCGAAGAACTACAGGCCCAGGCTCGCGCCCGCTACGTAGCCAACCGGGAGGCGCTGCTCGCCCGCCACAGCGAGGTCTACAGTCTCGTCCGCTTGGCGATGAAGCGCGGCGAACTAGTCAAGGAGCCCTGTCTGTTCTGCGATGAGGAGCGGGTCGAAGCCCATCACCACGACTACTCCAAGCCACTCGACGTGACGTGGCTCTGCGTCCGGCACCACCGCCTGGCCCACAAAATCGTGGACCAGGCGGAAGCTGCCTAACCCTTATCCGACCAGGTTGATCGCGGCTGCCGCCGAGTTGCGGCGCTGGACTCCCACCTGTAGCGGAAAGACCAGGCCTTCCACGAACGCGGTGCTCCCTTGCGCCCATCGGAGCCCCGAGCTGC